GAGATCCAACCTCAATCAATGAAGTCCCGAAAGTAATTTCTGTATCGGTGACCAACTGCTCATTATCTGAAAATACTGTCTGGGTGTTTCCTTCACCACCAGATTCGATATACTTTACATACAGTGTAATGTAATTCTTTTCGGATTCTGTTTCTGAGACAGTATAAAGCACTTTTGCTTTAATTCCAGAAGTCAATCCTTCAATAATTTTTCCAGCTAGTTGAGTTCTATAATCTTCAACATTAGCACCAAGAAACGACTCTTGGAGCATGATGGCATCAACATTCAGGTCATAACCAACTTGACCTGGGATGACCATTGCGCCATCTTTGAATAAATGCTGACCTACACTCTCTACCTGCCTTTGCAGGACGCTTTGCATCGTAGTAAGTTCTCTTGCCTGAATTGGGAATCCAGGACGAAACAATACCCTATAGAAATTCTTATCCTTATCAAAGTCGTCGTAATAAGGAGAGACGTTGAGATTTGTATTTTGTGCCATTAGAACTCGATTACGATTTTGATGTCTTCTACTTGGTCGTTTGCACGACTAATTGCTCTTCTATTATCTATATAAACAACTTGACCGCTTCCAGATTTAATTTCTGGTTTAGCATATCCATTATTAAATTTCATACCCAAATCATATTCGGTATTGTTAATAGTTCTAGAAGAAGTATTGGGAACTGCAGGAAAATTTACATCTGGTTGCCCAGCTGCACCTGAAGTTGCACCAGCGATGGCATTAGAACCATCGAATTCGTTTTGTGTACCTGTAACTTCTGGGAAAATACCATCAACAGCGTTCTGATAATACTTCAGAAGTTTGGTTGTGGGATTCCAAGAAATTACTCGTCCGCGAGCAGTTGTAGTTTGACCACCAACAACCCTACTGTGAGTGATAATTTCATCGGGTGCATAATTTCCCTGGAAAGTTGGAGAGAAGATAACTGCTTTTGCTGCAGACACTGTGAGATCTGCAATAAGTTCTTCGGTGCCGAACTTTAATGGGTTAGTAATCAGACCAATACGACGATAATCATTGTCAATTGGGAAGTCGCCAGCACCTTCATCGTATGAAAGTTTGGCATTAATCATAACCCTAAAAGCACCCAACTCAATTGATGGAGACTCGCCATGTCCACCTGGGGGAGGAATAATAACGTCAATTTGAGCACCAGTACCTGTACCAATACCAGTAATATTATCTACACTAACTTTACCGAATGTATATCCAGTACCACCAGATGTAACGGTAGAAGAAATAATCTTACCACCATCAACAACAATAGATAATCTACCACCAGCACCATCGCCATTAATGGCAACATTATCATAAGTTCCATTATTATATCCAGAACCAGAAGAGTTGATAACAACGCTATCAATTTCTCCAGCAACAGCATTAGTTCTTACCGCGTCATTTGCAAAGACGGGCATGTAATCGTTGGAGAAAAACTTAAGAACTGAAGCAACTGGAATAGTGTACATATACTTCCAACGATATCCATCGCCAGTAGTAATAATAGATGTAGAAGTACCAGTAGGTTCAACTGTAGAAGGTTTGCCGTTAGGATCTGATGGGGAAGTTCCGTTATAAATGCACTTATATACCTGATATTGAGAATTTACAACATAGAAATCCGAATCATATAATTTAGTGGCACCAGAAGATGCTGTCTTACTAGGAGAATAGTCATGACGATACATGTCATAAGTAAAACCTAGTCCACCCGTAGTTTCTTCGGGAGAAACCCAATCGATTCTCCTAACAACCTGAATTGTGTCTGAAGCAAGAACTCGCTTCAGAGAAATCATGTCATCAAAAGAATTTGAGAATTCTTGAAAAGAATCTACTGCTTGAGGGGGAGAATTTTCATTATCCCAAGATTGGGGTCTACCAATGAATAGGTACACTCTGTCTCTGTCCTCACCCGCAGCTGCATCGCTTTGGTTAGCATCGGGACCTTCAAGCGATTTGATAAATTTATTCGCGGAATAAATTCTAAACTGATCAGTAAGTAAAGCTGCCATTTGATAAGGGGATACGTTCCTCTACTAGTCTATTTATGAGGTTTGTACAACCGTCTGATATTCAATATTTTTAATGCGATAAGAAGCACCAGCACTACCTGCTATTTTCTCACCTCCTAAGATAGCATATGCTATCGCACCAGAACCAGTTGTATCTGATACATCATTAGTAAATGTAATTGTTGGGTGTAAAATATTAGTTGTAATTTCCTGCTTATAACCATATCCACCATTACTAATAGTTACAGAACTAACTTGGTCACCTGCTACTGTCATTACTGCAACCGCTGTTGATTGAATATCACCAGCATTTTCAATAACTACAGTTGGTGGTGCTGAATAGTTTGTACCAGGTTCTTGTACAACGATATCGACAATTGAACTCCTAGCAGAAAATTCGTTTAGGAAACCGTTAACACCAATATTAACATTACCTGTATTAAATGGTGTAATACTTTGAACAACCAATATACCCGTTGAAGTATCCCAAGAAACTACTGTTCCAGTAACTCCAGAAAGATCGCCTGTTACAATCTCATTCACTCCATAATTTTGACCATTTCCATCGGCCTTATCTAAGGTAATCTTAACTTGTGCTGAATGTTCGACACCCTCGGACAATCCACCCGCAGTAGAAACAGTTGCGAATTTTTGCTCAGGGAATGGAGTTGCATCTAGGATATTATCACCAATAGCAAATAGAGTGGTATTTGTACCACCTTGTGTTTCTTCAATACCATATAGTGAATTGAAGATTCCGCCGTCTAAACTAATTTGATTTTCGTAATCCGTTCCTGCATTTGACAAATCAGGAATACCATCTCCAGCACCATCGTTCTCTGCAATGTCAACAAAGTCGATATCATCGACAGTTACAATTCCAGTCAACTGCAATCTAAAGATTTGAGAACCTATACTAACTTCTGTTGTATGTGGAAGTGCTGATCCTCCAGCACTTTCTGGTAATCCAGCATTAAATTGAACAATGGCATCTTCTGTAGAGGCAATACCAGCATCAATAAATGCCAGTTCGTCAACTTCAAAAGTTACAAATAATTCCCTAGTGCTTGGTCTCCAATCGTAAACCTTGGCAATCTTACTACTAGCAGTTTCAACCCTTCTAATAACTCTATCACCAACATTAAAGTTGTAGTTGGAAATACCAGCAACATCTTGTGATGTATCAAGAATTATCCTTTGGTCGTAATTAAAGTTGGTTCCTCTAGTAAGACCTGTAAACTTTCCTCTGCTTTTTCCAGTATATGTAACAATCTCATTATTGAGAAGGAATGTACCAGAACCAGGGAATGCATCTGTAGATGATACAAAAATTTCTTCAGAAGATGCATCAATATCTTTAGTAAGACCAGTAAGGTATTGGAAAGCACTATTGAATGATTGTCTGGCTTTTGTAGTCCTCTTCAAGTTAATCAGTTTTGTGAAGATGATATTAGGAGGATTTACATAACCACCACCCTGGTCAAGAACATCTATACTCGTTATTACACCTTGATTAATATTGGCAATTGCCTTCGCACCCTGTCCTCCTCCACCATCAATTAAGATGTATGGGGAAGTTTGATAAAAATCACCCTCATCAATAATATTGATACTCGTAACTTTGCCTAAAGAACTAATAGAGGCAGCACCCTGAGCACCCTGTCCACCACCACCTTCAAATATCAAAGTTGGAGGGGTTGCAAATGATCTACCTTCATTAAGTAGAGTCAATCCTGTAACTGATTGAACTACAGGAGATGCGGTTGCACCAGAACCTTCTCCACCGATAATTTGTGCCACTGCAGGAGAAAAATATCCATCTCCAGTTTTAGTCATTTGAATGTATGATACAGTTCCATCGTCTTCTAAAACTACATTGCCCTCAGCAATAGTGGGAACTTCTGTTGCTAAATCTGGAACAGTATCACCTTCAAACAAAGGTGTTCCAAAATATGTTGGTCCGACGCAATATGGAAAAGTTGGATTGCCTGAAGAATCTTCTGTTAAAAAATATGCATATGTTCCATTAGGATATTCTGGAGTAGATATGTAACTACCATTATGTTCATCTAGGGTGCCTGCAGTCTCATCATAAATGTAATCTTGATAAAGACTACCCATGGCATAACCATCTTGAACAGTTCTTATTCCATAGGATGCATTAGCATAACTAAAAGAATTTAAAACTCTAGGTGAGTCCGAAGGCATTGCAATAGTTAATGACCTTGTAGTTGCAGAAATAAATCCCGAAATATAATTGTCATAAGTTACAGAAGAACCATCCAGAGTGTATGTAATACTTGGATGTTCATATAAATTCAGTTTATTTGCAATATCTGAAAGGTCTGATGCAGGATGCCAACCATCTTCAGCAGTAGATAGTAGTAAAATATTTCCATCATTAGAAGAATCATCCTGATTGAAAACGTAAGTTTTACCTCGCTTCAGATTCAGGAAGGATGGAGAGGCAGCATCATATAAAAATTTATTATTACTAACAGTAACAGCATACGTGACTGTTTCTGCAGCAACTTGTTCGGGTCTTGCTCCGTCTACTTCAATACCAGATTTGAGACGATATGAGGAGGATGCTCTTACTACAGAGTTATTAGATCCAAAATATCCATATGGTCCATAAATGGGATAACCGTCAAAGGACATACCCAAAATTTTAGAATGTCCGTCAGGATGACGAGATAAATCCTGTACTCCACCACCATAAGTTATAGACTTAAGTCCATAAGAATCAAAACCAGTACCACTGTTGCCAAATTGGTAAACGTAAACAAGTTGATTTTCTTTTCTGGAGTCTGGAGGAATACTTATAGTTACACTATTTAAAGTATCGAAGTTATAGTTGTTATATGAAACTAGGACACTAGAACCATATGCAGTACCACCAAAAAAGACTCTAAGACTTTCTTGAACATTATCAGGATTTTCGCCGCCATTGGTATCAGTTCCCCTGATAACTTCAAATGTCAACGTAGACACATTGCGGAGATCTAAATATAGTCTGAGTTGTCTGTTACCAGCTTGTCTTCCAAATACAATATGCCTACCAATATCAAATCCACCAGATGTTCCAGTACCATTTCCACCATCTTCAATTCCTATGTTCAGAAAACTAGCGAGTGAACCTGTATACTGAGTTTGAATCTCATCAGGTAGAATTACAACATCTTCATTGTAGTAATCTCTGATATAATAATTATTTTCGGGTTCTTCATCTTCAATTTCAGTATCAAGAACCATATACCCTTCATGCCCAGCATAACCAGACATATAACGGTGATACTGACAATAATAGTAAATTCTATTAGTTTCGTCAGCATTCATAATGAATAATGCTCGGAACGGATTTTCATAATCGGTTCCGAGAGCACCTGATGCTCCAGTACTATTATAATATAAAGTACCAGCATTCAATATACCATCTTGTGTGGTACTGAATTGCATTGGATGTCCAAAAGGAAAAGTATCACTAACTTGATTACTAGGATCATCCTGATTCCAAATAATTACATAATTCCGTTTAACTTTAATATTCTCTGGAGCGAGATAATATTGTCCTGCAATAAAAGGTCCAAACTCCTCAGCCTCTACGCCAAAGTCAATATAAAAAATACCTGCAGGGAATGTTGTGGGTTCTGTAGAAACTGTGAATGAAAATCCAGTAGAACCCAATATTCTATCTTCTACAGTAAACACTCCAGTTACTTGTCTAATATAGACTGAGGTGATTAAATTATTACCATCTCTTATAATTTTTGCAATTTCTCCAGATACAGAATTATCCCCAATCTTTAATACTGTTCTTCCTACCTCCATAGGATTAAGAACTTCATCAATACCAGATACAGTTAGTAATACATTATCAACTTCAGTTTTTACATTCCAAGTAAAAACTTCATGCAATCCCCAATCAAGCACTCCATGTGTAGTTTTAAAATGCTCAACTAATTTAGATGACTGATAGTAATAAGTTTGATTATCGATAATTCCATCGTATACATCAGTATTCTTAGGGTTATCATTATAGACTGTATCTAATTCAAATCCTTCTGGAGCACCACCAACTGCATTTCCCCATTCTGGTGTATGGAGTAATGTACCATTGGCCATAATGCCAAGTGATTTATTCTTCTGAAAAGGTCTATTTTGACCAAAAGGTACTTGCTTACCCCCTCTATAAATGAAAGTTTGATCGAAACTTCTATCTACAATAGAACCCGCTCCACCAGAACGTTCTGAGAAAATATCAGCGGGTTTGGGGTCATTATCAGATACAATTCTGAGTCTATCCGTATCGGATTGGAAGGTTCCTAAAGTTGGTGAGTTTGGATGACTTTGCCAAATTCTATTAACATCAAAAGAATCTACAACACCAGTAGTTTCTGCCGAGGGGATAATATTAAGTCTTAATGGGTCATACCCCCTACCCCTACTAAGAACACGTACATGAACAATCTTACCTGAAGGACCATCAATGATAGGATATAGTAAACATTCTTCACTAGGTGTCCCACAACCAGTGACCGTTAATCTTGGAGGATCTTCAGGGTCATATCCACTTCCAGGATTAATAACCTCTACTGCGCGAACGCCAAATAATTTGTCAAAGATTGGTTTAATCTCTGCGCCAGAGCCAGGAACTGTTCTTGCCATTTACTTTATTAGTTTACTACGACGATAGTGCCAGCCATGGCGGCGTGTACGGTACACTGATAATACAGTGTTGTAGGAGCATCCATAGGAACAGTCCAATAGAGAACTGAAGTACCATTACCAGACTGTCCAACAGTGTATGGATTCCCAGAAAGTCCTGTTGTTGATTGAATTCTCAATGGATGACTTGCGCCATTTGAACTATTGTCAAAAGCGTAAGTGAATCCCCTATAAACGTAAATGGTTGGGTCATCTTGTGTTACAGGAAATCCAGCACCACTAAAAGTAAAGTGATTAAATCCATTAGAACCCAGTTCAAACCAAGTTAAAGGACTTTGACTTCTAACCCAATTTGTGCCGTTATAATAGAAACTATCACCTTGCACCAGACTACTCAAATCAACATTTGATAGAGTATCTAATGTACTTGGAACAACTCCAGAAAAATTAACTGTTACAGTATCTCCAACAATTGCTGTATCAATATCAGTGCCTCCCGCAATAATTAAAGTATCAGTTCCACTGTTTGCAGTAGTACTACCTGTATCAGCAGTAACAGTTTGGAACAAATTTAATGCTGTGAGTCCAGACTGGTCGTCTTGAGGAATCCACTTACTGGAAGAAGCACTCCACTTTAATACCTGGTCATTAGCAGGTGCAACTGTAGTAGTGTCAACATCATTTAAAAAATCAATACTCGAATATTCTGTCGCTATCTTCGCTGCAGTATCACCAACACCACCCGCAGTTACATTAATATTTACATAGGGGTTGTCATCTCCGTCAACAGTGAAAAAATATCCAGTATATGTTGCTGATGCAGGAGCTACACCAAGACTGGTGTATTCATTGATATATCTAATTTTTGTAGGAAAATCTACGGTCCCATCATCACCATCAAAGGTTGAAGTGATAGAACCTGCAACAATCCTCAAATCTCCAGTACCATTTGGAACTAAAGAAATGTTATTGTTACTTGATGATGTAATATTATTATTATTTACATCTAATGCTGTTGTTAGGAGACCTAGATCTCCAGGTACAAAACTGGTTCCGTTATACTTCAACACTTGGTTTGTTGCAGCGTTGCTAACGTTAAGGGTTAGATTAGTTCCGTTACCAAAAGCAGAATAAATTTCATCAAAGTTGTCATTAATTTTATCACCACCAACACGAAGGGTATCCCCCGTGTTGTCATTTGCTGTAGTACCTAAACCAAGTGATTGTTTTGTCATCGTTGTAGGTTTTTAGTTATTTATATGTTATGGGAGGACCTCAGGATCAATAATCTCTTCACCGTAATCTGCGAGATTTGGTGCGGTCCAATCATCAGGAACTTCACTCTCAACTAAGACATTAGGATTCTTGTAGCTACTGCCAACAGAATTAACTTCCACATTAGCAATACCAACGATTGCCCTAATCTGTGCGTTAAATCCACTGATAGAGTCAACTCTCACAATAGGTCGTGAAGTATAACCAGAACCTGGTGCAGTAATACTGACGGTTTCGATAAATCCATTAGTAAGAACTGCTGTTGCCTCAGCATTTTGTCCAAATACAGACCCAAGATAATCGAATGTAATCAAGGAGTTGGACGATTCAATAACAGCAACCTCGCGGTCTTCAGTTTCACCTTCAATGGAAAGTAAATCTCCTGGTTCGATAGGAGGAACAACTTCCGAAGCATCAACGTCAGCTTCAGAACCAACGTATGAGAACGCTACGAATGTAGAACCTACGCGAGGAATTTCAGAGAAGATAATCCTCGAACCAACGATACTAAAACCAACTCCAGGTTCTTGAATGACTCCATTCAAGGAAACAATAATATTATTTTCTGGTCTGATAGTACTAGATCTAACACCTTCCGTAAGTGTCAATGAGTAGAACACTTCATCTCTCTTGAGGTTAAATGACTGGCGTAAAGAATCAAACTCGAATCCAATGTTATCAAGTTGTCTCAATTTACCAACATAGAATCCTGTAAAGGTGGACCCGATATCAGGAGGTTCAGCGAACTGAATCTTATCAGAGAATGCATTATATGCATTACCTGCACCAGGAGGTTGTAGGATACCATTAACGAAGATGAGCATATGACCTGCAGGGTCAGGTAGATATGCTGTTCCGTTACTGATAGTAAGATTGAAGGTAGTTTGTACACCATCAAATCCTTTAGATGCTCTCTTAACGCGAGCATTTGAAGTAACAAGGTCCAAAATTACAGACTTGTAATTATCAGCAGCAATAACATAATCATTTTCTGTCCAAGCTCCCACGATTTCATTTAAGAAGAGGCGCTTGTTAATACCAACGGCACTGATGTTATTAATCCTAGCAGATGCTCCACCCTCAACAGTAATTTTAGTAGAGATTGTCGCAAGTGCCTCATAATTTACACCGCCGCCCCCAGTACCAAAGTCTGCGATTTGCTCAGTAATTGTGAAATCACCATCAATAGGTGCAACATAAACATAATTATTAACGGTGTCAACTCCCGTAATAATAGCTCGCTTGCTAGCATCCTTACCACCAACATACTTGTAAACATAATTGCCTACAGTGAAATCAGCGGCAGAATTTACACCAAAGCGAACATAACCACCTGAGATAATTCTATCTCCGATTGTAACGTCAAGTCCTTGGTATGACTGAACTTCGATGTACAAGTCAGTTGTGCCACCATATACAACAGCGGTTTTATCAAAGGTGCCAACTAAAGTCTCAGTATCTACAGTCAATCTACCGCCAGAATTATCGAGAACTGCTGCTTCACTTCTCAAGAACGTTGTAGGTTGCGCTGTCTGACCAGAGGTATAACCAAGGAAAGGAATATCCTCAGTAAAATCACCCACAAGTTTAATAACATGCAGTCTATCTTCAATCGAACTCAACGTTGCCGTAGTGGTATTTGCCTGACCTACAATAACATCAGAGATTTGCCAGGTTCCTGCGGTAACTTCGACATCCAGATACTTGTAATTTTCATCTTCATGGAATTGATATACTGTACCAGTTATAGTGGCATCTCCCTGTTTCTGAACTGCCTCACCCATCGTGAATGGACCATCAGTAATATCTCCATCAATACGGAATCTCTTATAAACTTTAGCGATTTTCGCCTCATTTACATTGATTCTCTTAATTTCAGCATTGGCATCACTATACAAACCATAGAAGAAATCTGCTCTACCAAGACCACCAGAAATTCCAGGAGGAACGTATGTAATTCCATATTCCTTAGATGGAACTACAATACCACTGTTTTGAGTGACACCAACATAATATGTTGCATTATCTAATTGCTGTCTGTAGAAGTCTATATTTTCTCTGGCAATTCTTAAGAACGGGTCGGTGTCATATCCCGCTCTCCAAGTAGCATTATCAAATGCCAAGAATGTTGATTGTGGTGCTGGAGAAGTTAAGGTTCCGTCAAGTGCAGATTCTAGATATGATTCTAGGACTTCTAAAGTATATCTCTTAGCGTTATATTCAGAGTTGGAATAGAACACTTCACCACCGACAGATGTATAAGCATCAAATTGCCCCTTATTGAGTTTAGAACCCCAAAGATAAATGCCATCACTACCGTTTCCAGCAAAGGTGGGGACGTTATTAGGACCTCGCATGAGTATCCGATTTCTAATGCTACTGAATCCGAATGAGAATTCAATAGTAGAATAGACTCTAAACCATCCATTACCGTAAGGAATAACACCCACACCAGCAGGTTCTGTGGTGGCAACATTAAATCTCAAATTATCTTGACCTGATACGCCACCAATGCTGACACCATCAATCAATATTTCCGAATCTACAATCCATTCAGAACCACCATCAGTAACGGTAACTACTGCAGTATTTGGTGCATTTTCGTGGTCAATGACAATATCAAATACTCCACCAAGTCCACCAGTCGATGAACCAGTAACTCCTGTATAAGTTCCTGTCATAGCAGATCTAGTATTAACTACAATTTCTTTGACAGTTAACAGTTCTCTATTTTTAACAATCAATCCACCTTGAGGTTGGAAGATAGAACCAGTATCACCATTGTTAAGATCGACATCAAAGAACAATCTCTGTACACCAGGTGTTCCAGTGTCTAATCGGACATCAAATCTAACATTTTCATATTCTCCCTTCTTAACGAAAGTGGATATTGTATAAACTTGGGACTCACCTTCACTTAAAGAACCTTCATCAAAAGAGTTGGAGGAATTATCGAATGTAAGAGATCCATCATCGAATGTGTTGGAAGACGCTAATGCATAATCTCTAGAAGCGATGTGTGTAGCATCATCAGTATATGCTCTTAGTTTATCTGCAGTAAGTGTGCCATCTGGTGCAACGGCAGTATTAGCAGCAAATGTTGTTCGAGTCTGAGTCCAATTGACTTGGAATGCTTCAGGATTAGTATATAGATTTGTGGTTGAGAATTCACCCTCAATTGGCGAAGTAATTAGTCTAGCATCCGCAAATGTCTGGATATTACCAACATTAGTGTAATAATCAAACTCACTACCAACTCCACTGACGTTGATGTCAGCAACAGTTCCGCTAATACTACCAGTTAAAGAATCGCCATCAGCAAATAGCGTACCTGTAACACTTCCAATAAAGATTACGGATTCAACATCTTCCAAGACAGTTGCAGTTCCGCCACCGCTAGAAGTGACAGTTTCTCCTTTATTAAATCTTGCAGTATCAAGAACAACGTTAACGTTTGTAATTGTTGCTGCACTGTCAGGACTACCACCACTGATTGTAACGGTTGGAGGAGTTGCAGGAACATAACCTCTACCACGTTCGGTAATGATGATATTTTCAACTACTCTCAAAGTGCTAAATGTTGCTGTAGGATCCGTAGTTGTTCCAGAATCAGAAGGAGCATTCTCGAAACTAAGAGTTACTACACCTTCAAATTGCTTACTATTGCTTACTAAACCAAGTCTAGTAACAGCATAGTGGTCATATAAGAATCCATCAGTATAAGTTGGTTGGATGATTCTAAATCTAGTTGCCTCGGTTTTTGCTCCAACAGGAACTGAAACCGTGACGGGAGTAATTTCAGAGAAGTTAGTGTAGTTCTGTGCTCCACCATTAGAACCGCCATAAATTAAAGTTGCTGCATTAGTCCAAGTGCCGCCCTGGTCAGTGGAATATTGGAACTTCAAGTCCTCATTATCACCAGGTGCAGCAGCACCATTAGAACCAGTACCAGCAATGACATATACTCTGATAGTGTCTAAGTTTTCGGTATTGGTATCAGATACGGTTGCTTCACGAGTACCACTTGCAGCACCAAATTTAATGTGTCTGACGCCAGTCTTAAACCCACCAACAGTACCAATAGCAGAACCACTATCGGTAACTTCAGTACCACTACCAAATCCAATGAAATCGTCGGCATCGAATACTCGACCATCATAAGTTAGAGAATTAACAGTACCTCCAGAAAGAGTTGCCGTAATGCCATCATTCGATACATTAGAACCAGACATAATAACAACTGGAGGCATATCAAATCCAGAACCAGCACTATCAATAGTGATAGCATCAATTAAACCAGATGCTTCTAATACTGCTGTTGCTGTTGCTGTAATTCCACCAGATACAGGTGCAGGAATTGTAATCGTAGGAGTGGTTCTATAACCAGCACCAGAAGTAAACTGAAGTTCACTAATAACACCCTGTTTAGTAACAGCAATTCTTCTTGATTGTTGAGTATTACCAGAAGTCACATCGGTAATTACAAAATCATGAGAGAGATTATCGATAATTCCATCAACATAATCATTATAAACCCAACTGCCTGTCCCAAACTCATTATCAATTGTTAGGGCAAGTTCGGTCTTATAGTAATTTTTATTGAAGAGAATCTGTTGAGCAGCATATCTACCTTTGATACCTGCAGGAGAAAGAATCTTAACTGCAATATCAATTAACTCACCAAACTTTGCTTTAACTGGTTCAATATCAGTTACAGATATTGCATCACGATATGCTGTTTCTGCTGTATGTAATGCAGCATACTGTCCAGCAGATACCACACTACCAGCATTATAAAGAACGTTTTCTATAGCAGAAATACCAAGTCCTCTCAATCTCTCGATTGCATAAATCGTAGATGTCAGTTGCTCTTCAATATGGTCAATAGAGAGATTTGCAGTTAAGTATAACTCGATTGCTTCAATTGTACTATTGGTGCCACCAGTTTGAAGGTCAGAAATAGCACTAAGGAGAATGAGTTTGAGGTCTCTTTCACATTTTGTTTTGCCTGCAGTACCAACGCCAGGATAATCGAATGCTCTGTATGTAATACCATTTAAGATATAAGTAAACTCAGCATCAGTAAGTCCTGTTGCTTCAGTAGCAATATACTCTTTATTGAAGTATAGTCTATCTGCTGCAGTGGCAAAATCAGCACCAGTAGGAGCAATAAGATCATTTAACTGAGTGGTTAAAGTATCAATTGCAGATTGGACGTTTGCACAGTTACCTGCATCATTTGTAATACCCCAATCACCAATAATTAGTGCTGTAGTATTATCACTGGTTAAGTCACCAGTAATTGCTTGCTTGGAATAGAAACCAAGACGCTCATGAGCATAAATCGATTGGAATAACTGCAATCTAACATGCTGAATTTCATTATTATTACCAAGATAGAACTTACCAGCAGTAAGTGTATTCTTATTGCCGCCATTTTCAATGTCTTTAGCAATACCATCAAGGATTAATCCAAGGTCTTGCTTACATCTTTCAGTTCCAGAACCACTACCATCAGTATTTCTTGGCATATCCAAAGAAAGGTCTGGATATCTAGAAATCATATCTGCTGCTGCTTTATCAACAATTGCCGTTCTATTATAATTAATAAGATTTGCAGCATCACGGAATCTATATTGTGATGCTTCATCAATCTTATTAGTGTAGAGGGTATCGCTACTATTCAGTACATAATCACCATCGAAAGGAATCTCTAAGTATTCATCTACCGTAGCACCGATAAACTCAACAGTAGGAGCAACTCTAGTGATTGTTCCTAAGTGATCAACTGGAGAAGCAAGGTCAGCATTAGTTAGAGTGTCAATTACAATATCAAGTAAATTATCTACCGTAGTCTTAACATCAGCACAGTCTCCTGTAGAGTAATTTAACTTACTAATAGCATTGGAAGAGGCAGAAACAAATACATGAGTATATCTTTGACCCTCAGGAGAAATACCAACATTGACTGTAATTGTAGTAGCAGCTACTGCAGTAATGGCAAGAACTTTATTGTAGAAGGGGTCGTCAATTCTGGGATATGAATGCTGTGTTTCATTATTGTCGGAACTGCAGGTGAAAGTAAGACTTCCTGCAGCAATAGAAACTTGGTCTGAAGTAGTTAAACTATGACTACCAATGGTCAGAACCATATCACCTGTTGCCGAATCATATGTCGCTCCCGTAGGAGTGAATTGTGCATATACTGTATTATCAGAATCGGTAAGAGTAGTATCAGTAAATTGTGTTACACCATGAGAACCAGATACACTCCAAAGAACGTTGTTAACAATATAAGGAATGATATCTCCAACTTTATTATATGCCCATACAGTTTCATCAATCTCAGTCTCAACATGGTTAAGAGCTATAGCATTGAGGTCTGTTCTATCAACATATAGTGCTGCGGCATCCCAGATGTGATTGTTTGTACCATTGCGAAGATCTTCAACAATAGATTTAACAATATCCTGAATATCATCTTCACAATTAATACCTTCATCAGCAGCAACACTGTCTGTGACTGCAGATACGAATGTATGTAAGTAGTTACCACCAGTAACAACTGCATTTGCTGCAGCAGATACAAAGGTATGAGCATATTGATCTGCCTGTGCAGAAACTCCAACGTTAATAGTTACAGTTCCAGTTTGTTTGATTAGTGCGCCAGTAGTTGCAGATACAAATGCGTGTGTAGATGTATCACTAGATTTTCCAATATCGATTGTAAATGTATCACTATCAACAACCGTTACTGCAACCCACTCACCCCTGATAGGATCAGTTTGTCTTGGATATGTATGATTTGTGGCATTACTATCATAAGCACATGTGAATGTTAATGAATTGTCAGCAATTTGAATTCTATTACCAGTTGATAATGAGTGAGCACCAGAAGTATTGACTGTTAGAATACCAGTTGCAGGATCATATGTTGCACTACCAATATCTTGTGTTGATGTTCCGACTGCAGTAACTGCAAGAGAAGTATTATATGCAGGATCCGTTACACGAGGATATGTTTTCTCTAAGGTGTTACCATCTTGAGTGCAGGTGAATGCAAATGCGTTGGCAGACAATCTAATATCAGTTCCAGCATTGATTGTATGATTAGCAATCGTCATTACGAATGCACCAGTTGCAGGATCATATGTTGCAGTAGATGGTTGGAAATTAACTAAAGGAGAAGGTCCAACATTAACTGTTAAATTATTACTGCTAGAAGATACGATTGGAAGAGCAACATCCTTAGATGCTGGATCCGTTACACGAGGATATGTCTTATTAGTAGCATTTCCATCCATCGCACAAGTAAAGGTCAATGCATTATCATTGATCTTAATTCTATCTTTCTCAACAGTAATCGCATCCGTTAAAGCACTAACAAAAGTATGTGATGATGTATCACTAGAAATACCAACATTAACATCAAATGTATTTGCAGATACATTAGAAACTGTCAACCATTTACCAGCAACAGGGTCTGTGGAACGGGGATAAGGATGATTTGTGGCATTACTATCTGTAGCACATGTGAATGTAATACCACCAACTTTAATATTAATTTTGTCACCATTTATCACACCATGACCAGCCCTCGTGATGGTCAATACACCCGTTGCAGGAACGTAAGATGCAGTTGTGGGAGTTATTGTTCCACCATTTGTAAACGTATTTCCAGTCACTGTCAATGACAATAGACCAGTTGCAGCATCATAAGTTGCACCAGTTGGAGTAAAGCGAGTACCTGGAACAACAAGTTCTGGATATCTCGATCTCAGTAGAGATACAGTTTCTTTTGCAACAAAGACTGCATTCTTCTCTAGTAAAGTTGCAGCATCCAAGTATCTGTGAGAATTTCCAGTGAATCCAGCAACTACTGCACTACCGTTAGCATCAGTATTTGCTTTAATTGCATCATTGTTAAAGAACTCACCTTTGGTAAAGTCTTCAATACCAGACCAATCTTGAACAGATGTTGCTCCCTGTGTTTCGTCGAAGTGTAGTAATAGTTTTGTATTTGTATCACCTTGGAACATGCCATTACGTGGAGTAAAGGCAGCAGCATAGCGACCAATATTAGAAACTCTAAATTCGTCAATGTATCCAGCGAAATTATCACTGCCAGCATAATCAGAACCGATATGTACGGGTCTAGTCGTTCCATAGTTGGTAACGTCAGCAGTGTCTGTACCTTGCTGTACGCCGTCCAAATAAAGTCTTACAACACCTGCAGTTCTAGACACTGCAACATGATACCAGGTGTCTACTAGGAGCGTTGTAGCGCCATTAATAGTGATTCCACCGTTAGTTCTATTGTACTGAATTGTATTGCCATTAAGGACCAACTGTGCAGCAGAATCGTTGACTGCAGACCTAAAGTCGCAAATAACTTTTGCTCCTGTAGCAATAGTGGTTGTTTTGATGTAGCATTCAATAGTAAATTCACCCGTACCAAAACCAAAATTAGATGCCGTTGCAATATCTAGATATTCGTCAATAGGAACTGCGCCCACATTAACCGTAATTGTGGTAGCGGTAACTGCACTAATAGCACGAGCACTACCAGAGGCAGGATCAGTAGCACGAGGATATGTGTAATTATTAGTATTATTATCAGATGCACAAGTGAATGTAAGTGTGTTATCGGTAATAGTTACTGTATCCGATGTGGTAAGCGCGTGCGCTCCAATCTCTAATAATAAGACTCCAGTAAATGGGTCGTATGTTGTTCCTGTAGCTGCAGTATATGTAAGAGACCCATCAGAAATAGAATCTGCAGTTCCACTTACAAATGCATGAACACCAGTTCCCTTAGAAAGAGCTAAAGAACCAGAACCATACTTTTTATTGTAAGTATTGATTTGAGCACCAGCATTAAAGTTAACTGTATATGCATCTGTTCCACTTACTAAACTATTACCAAGTTTACCGAGGTAAACTACTTTTTGTGCTTGATTGAATCCAAGAACTTCTGCTTTAGTATCTCTGGTACGAATGTTTTGTCCAAGAGTGAAGAATCCATTTCCAAATTCATTGGTTAATGTAAGTTTTCTTACAGAAAGATCTTCGTTATCAGTAAAATCACCACTTTCGTTACCAAATTCTAATTTATAATTTCTGATGAATTCACCTTCAGTGAAAGCACCCGAAGCAGTGTCATAAGGAATGACGTAATGATTTGCATTTTCATTTTCAGGGAATTTGCTATTGAACTCGGTTACATTATCACCAACTTCAACAACAGAAACTTGAGAACGTGAAATATCGTCAATAACAACATTAGGATATGTAATAGAAGCAATTCTATCAAACAGCAGACCAAAGAATGTAGAACCTTCAGAGATTTCTACTTGTTCAACTACTTCTAAAGTGGTTGGATCTGTATATGGTGCTGTAGATGTGATTCTAGCAACAACCCCAGATTGTGAAGCGATAATAACATCATTTAATTGAATATCAAATAATCCAGGAGTAGATTGATATGTACCAGTGGTCTTACTTAAAATAAGGTCATCGGTAATAGTAATGTTTGTGCCATAGAAAGGAGAATTTTCTTGATGTTGTAAAGAAGTAGTTCCTAACTGTGCCCTAGTGACATTAATAGTTGTAGATTCTGAATTATTAGTAACAGAATTAACGAGTACAATCTCACTTCCGATTTGGTAGTTATCACCAATAGTGAATGCAGTACTAGCAACGGCTGCTGGAGTATTTAAATCTGAATCTGTTGCGATAACTTCAAAATCAGTAGTAGAAATACCTACTGTATAGCGCAACTTAGCAACTGGTGTTTCTGCACCCTTCTCAAGGTTAACATCTTCAACAGTAGCAGTATCACCAGTCAAGTTTTTAATACTCTCGCCAAAAATGAACAAACCATTGTTCACGACTGTTGTCTGAGTTGCAAATAATGCACTGAATCCAGTAATATTACCTAGAACAAGTTCACTAGCAATAAATTGAGTTCCTTCAGTAAAGAATCCAAATATTGTATTACCAACGACTGAGGTTACTGTAAGTCTAGATCCAGAACTAACACCATTAATAGAATTACCGACAAGAGGGAAAATACCACTAATACTAGTAAATTCAAGACTAACAGTAGTAATTTGAGAAATCTCAACATTTACATATTTGACACTTGCAGGAGGTTGAGGTGCTTCAGCAAATACAATAGAATCACTTTGAATTTGGAAGGAAGTATCTGGTGTTTGTACAACACCATTCAAAATAACCATCAATTGATTTGCATTGGCAATTACAGAATCACCATTATTAACGGTAAGTGGGAATGCTGTCCTAACACCATCAAAGAGAGTTGAAATATCATCGACTCTTTGAACAATCGAAGTTAGAATATTCTCCGAAGAAGTTAGTCTTTTTTGACGGAAAAGAATTTCACTATTGTTAAAATCCTCGTAGATTGGTTCTACTAGAGTGAAGTTCTGAATATTAGGAACAATTGCCTCATTAGCAAGTTCAACGGACTTGGTTAATTCAAAATCAGTTACCTTATTGGGAATTGTAGTAAACTCATTAATACTGAGTTCACCAAAAACCTTGAATGATGCTGGATGAACATTTCTAATTAAAATGTCCTTCCACTCACTAATAGATACTGAAGACTTAACTGCATACGAGAAATCTTGATAGTAGTAAGAGTCTTGAATTTTTTGTACAATCTCGGAAGGTTTGCCGACATCATCAATAAATTGACCAGTTGTCTTAGTAATAGGACCAACTTCGAGAACACCTCTTGCAATCTTCAGGTCAGAAATATTACCAGAAGATTTAGAAATGACACCAGTAACACTATTACCTAAATTAAAGTTTCCTGTATAATCTACAATCTTAAGAATTCTAGGTCCAACTTGCCATCCAGAGTTAGTAGAAACATATCCAGTTGCTGTTGCTGTTTCTAAGGTATCGCCCTGGTAAACCAGTTCGCCTTCTAAGAAGGTCGAAGTAATAACATTACCAGTTGCAGCACCACCGAAAGAGAACGTGAGTACTTGTTGGCGACCAGTACCAGGGTTAACGAATGCTAATGCATCACCCAATTCTGCGTTTGCTGCAGTGATTGCAATTTTTAATTGGTCACCCTCAAGGGAGTTTGCAGCACCAGCAATTGCATAGTAAGTATTTGTTTTAGTAAGTCTACCAACAGCACCAGATGCAATCGGAAGTTCTGCACCATCACCAATATCAACTACATCTAAAGTAATTTCAGAACCATTTTGAATTCCATGTGGGAAAGCAAACTGCAACAGACCTAAGTCTTGGTTGACAGTGTAGTTGAAGGAAGATTTAAGTTGAACGGTGGGTTCTGAAGAATATCCTGACCCAGGGTCTTTAACATCAATAGTACTCAATCTACCATTCTTAACGGTTGCTTCTGCGATTGCTCCGCTTCCACCACCACCTGTGATAACAACTGTTGGTGCTTGAGTATAACCAGAACCAGGGTCTGTAACAGCAATGTTATCAAGAATACTAGTATTAGTTAATTGAGCGTTGATTGGGAACGAGATTTCAGGTCTTAAAGTGTAATCATGAGGATAGTCGAAACCAAAGTTGTTATTTTTAAGATTTTTAATCTTACCAATTTCAGTACCTAAGGTAAAGATTGAAGCACCAGTACCGAAGGATGGAATAACAACTTCTAATTCGGCACCCGAACCTGTCAATCCAGCACCAAGAATTCCAGAAATTGATTCAATATCAATTGTTGCTGTGGTATATCCTTTACCAGGACTTGTGACGGATACTCTTTGAATTTGACCAGGAATTACACCACCTTCATCATCCGTTCCATCAGAAACTATAATTTCTACAAGACCACCTTCACCATCACCAGTAATAGGAACACTAGAATAGGTTCCTACTGCATATTCAGTACCAGGGGCATTGATAGAGACTCTCTCAATATTTCTGGTCGATTGAATTGTTTCAATAATAGGCAGTTTATTATAGAATCCACCCGAATTGACAATTCTTATATCACCAATAGAACCAACCGCCTTCTTAGAACTTGTGGTATAGGTAGTATTGATAATGTTTGCTGGACCTTCTGGTTGATTAATCAGTTTGAATTCAAAAACATTATCTCCACTAGTAATTGTTCCTCCAGAAGTGTCGGTAACTTCAAATGTACCAACATATGGAGAGAAGGTAACATCAAGGTAACTATTGCCAATAACAGGAGAATCTGCACCTGTTCGTGAAGGATCGAAATAGTAAGAGATATTAGTAATAACATTCTCTTCTACTTTTAGTTTTACTGTAGGTGTTGGGGCACCGCCGCCAGTAACACCTGGAGTTCCAACTCTCTCAATAGAGTTGAAAGAATACTCCAACTTATACAGAGGGTCTTTGGAGAAAGATAAGTTTCCACCAACCAGTGAAGAATGACTTAAATCAAACAAATACTGATGACCATAATACATCTTCAGAACAGGTGATTTAACGAAGAAGTTAACAGTTGCTGCAGAGTCTGAAGGAGAGGATACTGCTGCTACAGGTAGTTTGTATGTAAATTCAATCGGACTGATAACTCTTTCTACTGGGAAGGAACCATCATATTCGTCATAATTTGCTAAACCTACCGTTCTTGTAGGATTACCATCAACAAACATTTGCTGACCAGCAGTCAAATAATGTAAAGAGTCACTAATGACATATACGGTGTCGCTATTTGCAACCGCAGTTACTTGTAAAATCTTAGCGAGATTTGCAATTAAGGTAATCTTAGTTACGCCCGTAAGATTTGTAATTTGAATCGTCGAATATGCCGAATTATAAGAGACATCATTGGAACTTACATTAATAACCGATCCAACAACAAACGCAGACGAACCAGAGACTTCATCAATTCTGATTGAATAGTCATCGTCAGCATAATCTTTAAATTTAGCAAACTCGTCAAGATTATCAGTACCTCCGATAGTACTAGGGGCATCATAATCGGAAAGATCGATATTAAATGTTCCTGGTGTAGTATTAACTACTTGTGGGAACGTATATGAAATGATGTTACTATCAGCTGGAATTGGACCTACTAGACCGTATGTGCTTTGCTCATTGAACTGTACAGTTGCCAAGTTTCCAATATTAGTATCATCAGTCCAAGAATTGTTATTGACTGCCAAGTAAACTTTATTAGTAGTAGTATCTACTGATGTGATATATCCACTGTTTACAAAGGTGCTTCCTGTACGAAGTTCAAGTTTCGACCCTACTGTAAAATTGAATGGTTGATTAATAGTCAATTCTTGAATATTATCAATCTTAACCGTATTGTAGGTTTTAAAGTAGTACCTATCAGCAACGGATGCCTCAACCTTAAGTTTTTGAGAACCTGGAGATGGAACTGTAGCAGTTCTAGAACTCCAAATATCTCTGAAGTACGTGACAGTTGTACTATCTTCTGTCATCGATGTTGAAGATTCGCTATAGTCGAGAGACTGCAATCCTGGGTCTCCTAAACTATAACCAACATTAACCATTGTAATTTCATTTCCTGTTACAGGACTAACAGCAGTTCTAGTCCATCCATACTGAGTGTTTGCACCAGCTGCTGATGCACCCAACCTGGCAGCATCAGCATTTTTATCAGTCTTTAATACGAATCCATTATAAGAAATGAGATCGTATCTATCTTGTTGTTCAGTAAACCAAGCAGTATCAGTCCAAGTATATGCAAGAGCAACTGCATCAGCAACAGGGAGAACTAAAGGATTGCCAAAATCTGTGGGAGCAGTAGGAAGCACATAACGATTCCTAATACGAATATCGTCAAGGAAGAATTGTCCTTGCTTATCTGCACTGAAAGCGCCAGAGGTAGTAAATCCTGGAGCATTACCAAAATGAATGTCCTTAGAACCTAATTGAGTATTAGCAACAGTACCACTAATAACTTCAATGCCATTTACATAAACTTTAAATAAATTTTCAGTTTTAGTTAGTGATATTAATTGCCAAGTATCATTAGCAAATAATCCTGTTTGTGACGATACTGCAGCAGTTCCGCCACTAAATTTAGTAGTATTATCGGTTACAACTAATTCTAGTCTACCTTCATTTGCACTACCATCAGTATTGTAGTATAACCAAATACCACCTGTCGTATCCTCACCATCACCAATTGCAATTAACGTATTGTAATCTGCACTAAGAGTATCTGCATTACCATTATCATCATCCTTGTAGATGAGGAAGTCGATAGTAAAATCGCCACCAAGATTATTACCTAGACTAGAACCAGGAATTTTTGCTGCTGAATTTTCCCATGTA